GAGAAAATCTTCCACGCAATTGGCGGGGTGTACGGGCATACCACAGTTATTAAAGGCTTCGATGCTGTCCAATCAGCTGCATTGTTGCAAACAAAGTGGGGTATGTTCTCTAATCCAGTCGCGGTGGGGCTGGATGCCAGTCGGTTTGACCAGCATGTTTCGCAACCTGCATTACGCTTCGAGCATGATGTGTATGTTCGATGCTTTAAAATGGCACGTCACCAACGTCAGTTGAAATCATTGCTTGACCAGCAACTTAAAAACAAGTGTACTGGTTATTGCCCTGATGGGAAGCTGAAATACACCACTGATGGTGGTCGTATGAGTGGTGATATGAACACAAGCTTGGGGAACTGCCTCATAATGTGCGCTATGATCCACGCGTATATTACAGAGCGAGGCGTTAAGGCACAGCTAGCCAATAACGGCGATGACTGTGTCGTGTTCATGGAACGGGAGGATCTGAGCAAATTCCAGACCGGCTTGTTCGAGTGGTTTGAGGCCATGGGGTTCAACATGACAATGGAGAAACCCGTTTATGAGTTCGAACAAATCGAGTTTTGCCAGACCAAGCCCGTTTTTGATGGCCAGAGATGGATCATGTGCAGGAATCCACACACCGCGTTAGCGAAAGACACGGTGCTGCTTCAACCTGGAAATACTGTTCAATTGGTCCAGGAGTGGATGCAAGCTGTTGGGCAGGGAGGCCTCTCCCTCACGGGAGGACTCCCTGTGTTTCAGGAGTTCTACCAGATGTATGTTAGGAATAGTCAGTCCCAGGGCAAACGGCTGAATGGGCAAGTGTTTGGTTGGGGAGTTCGTCACCTGATTGGTGACCTCTCGAACGAATACTCAAACATTGCGGACGACGCTCGGGCTAGTTTCTACTATGCGTTTGGTGTGACTCCTGATGCTCAAATCGAGATGGAGAGAGCTTTCAGAAGCTTGACCATCGATGTCGGGAAGGTGGCTCAGCCCTTCACCTTCCGGCATGACTATCCTTTGTGCTAGAACGGGCATGGGGTCGGGGACTGTAAAGAGGCCAAAACGTTACCTATTTGGTGTAAATACTTACGTGCTAAATTCGTGACCCAGATGGGCATGGTGAACTCATTCTTTGGTATCGGAGGGCGTACCTTC